CCTCTGACCGATGGGAAGTCCAGGCATTCCAAATGTTTGACTATTCCAGGACCCATTACAACAACATCCAGGACCCGATCTGGCTGGAGAACCGGAACCGCGATTATGCCGCCGAGAGTATTGGGATTAAAGGAAGCTATGATTTGGTCGATACAGCTTCGGAGTTGTCCAAGTTCGGTATCGAGCTTCTGGCAAGCCAATTCTATATCAATGTGAGCTTCAACTCGATGGTGTCAAGGCTTGGCAGACCGCTGATTGTCGGCGATATTTTAGAACTGCCCAGCGAGACGCAATACACGCCGGACCTGAAACCCATCAAGAAATACCTTGAGGTTAGCGATGTAGCCTGGAGCACCGAGGGATATACCCCCGGCTGGAAGCCAACCATGATGAGGATTATCGCCGTGCCAATGTTGGCGAGTGAAGAGACTCAGGACATTGTTGGGGACCTGGCGGCTAATGCCGATGATATGGGATTGCTTGACAATGACGACGGCAACCATCCGATTTTTCAGGATCATTCCGCTATCAGCGAGACCATTGAAGTGGAAGCCAAAAAGGATCTGCCGGAGAGAGGCAGAGAGACATCCTCTGAAATCCGACAGTGGACCGAGGAAGAGAAACAGATTTTCGATGACCATGGTGTCCCGCATATGCGCCGCATAGGGCAGAGTGCCAATGGTCTGTATTCCGAGGATGGGATGCCGCCAAACCATGAGGATTACACCGAGGGTACGGATTTCCCTGCGAGCCCGCTAGATGGGGTTTACCATCGACTGACTTATGAAGGGTTGGCTAAGGATGTCCCGCCACGGCTTTACAGATTCTCCAGTGAGAAGAGCCGGTGGGTCTTTATTGAGAAAGACCGGCGCTATGAGTTCAACGACACCAAGCCCAAGATCCAGGAGTTCTATAATGATGACGGAGCCATCGACCCGACCAAGATCGACTATGGAACTGAAGTCGGAAACGATTAATGTGAGGAGTTTAACATAAATCCTATTCTTGCTGTGCTAATATCCGTCATAATCAAATAACCATAGGAGTTTTTGAGATGAATCCAGTGAAGTACATTAATGTAGTAAGACTTGGTCGAACGCACCTTCCGGTTCAGTGCGAGCCCGGCGACACTCCCGAAACAATCCGGGAAAAGTGCCGCATCCAGAACCATATCCTTGAAGCACGGGATTGGGACATGGTCATCATTATGAATACCCCATTGCCCATTTACCCCCGATATGGTGGAGATCGCCGATAGTGTGATCTAGTTAACGGAAATCACCAATCGCCTCTGTTAGTATTAACGCAACACACACAGAGAGATGAGAGGACGATACCGTGAAGATCAACTACAAACTAATCTGCGCGCTAACAGGGAAGTCCAAGCGCAAGATCTATTACTACCCAGGGAAGGATGGGTCCCACCACTGGACAACCGATCCAGCAGTTGCTAGGATGTATTTCAGTGCCGCATCCGCATCCATTGCTTGCAATGTCGTGGAATCTGACCCTGCCGCCATGCGCGGTATTGAAAGAAACTCCCTGCTTGTCGAGAGCTGTTCTATAGAAGACGATCCCGATGGTTGGGAAATGCAAAAATTTGTCAAGCGAGCAACATTCCAGGGAGTCACCGAACGAGACATTATGTATGCCCGCGAAAGGATGTTTTGATTGCTTATTTCAACTTGTCGGGTTACAATACCCGACAAGTTATGAGGAACACAAGCATGATCAATCCCACGAATACTCCCACCAACGTTGAAGAGATCATCATCACCAGCGGTGCAGTGGATAGAAAAGAAGGCGACACCTTTACTCAGATCGATACCGAAGGTGGATACTATAATTACGTTTTCATAAATGGTGACTGGGTCGAGACGGATGAGCAATTCAGACCACTGGATAAAAAATCCATCGGCGAAAAAGCCTTTGAGCGAGCCATGCGAGGTATCTGATGTTTAAAAATCAAGGTCCCACCTATGAGCTGGACGTGATGGATGTCATGGGCAATTACCCCGAGCAACCAGCGGATCAGATTCGGGGGATGGATGCTTCGGGTAAGGAAATATGGATCGATGCCATTACCCTTAGACCCGTTGACAGAAAACCATCGGCGTTCAAGAAAGCCATGGAGAAATTATAAAATGCCAAATGAAGTCAAACACTATAATACGGTAATGAGAGCTGAATTATCCCCGGATGTATATGATGGGGACAATTGCGACGAGGTGCGCCATCGTTGGGACTGCTACACCGAGGGGGACATGGACTCGGATTTCATAGATGTCCTAGAACTCGATGCCAAACAGTTCCCACCGGGCACCAAGGTCAAGGTCCTGGAACCGCTGTGTCCCCTATGCCACCAAGAAAGAGAGTTCTGTGAACCCTACGAACCATGCGATTTTGATTGGGATGAGTGGGTGCAAAACCAATACTCATAGGGTCTTTATTTAACGCGCATATTATCTTTGAATATTTCGACTTGATCTTTGGGTACTAATACGGGAGCCCAGCGCTCCCCTCTTTGGTATGCGGTGATTAATCGATGTCTACCATCAGTAAAGTCAAAGTTTTGGAGATATTTATTGTATGATACAGTAGATAGGTCCATATACTTCCCATCATCCCAGTGCTTATGTGCCCTGGCTCTTCTTCCCTGTATTTCCCCCTTGCCAGTTTTCGGATCAATACGTTGATCCTTATTCGTCTTGGCAAAAAGATCGGCAATGTTTACGTTTATGATAGTAAAGTCTCCATCCTCTTGATCTTTCCTATTAAAACGGCTCGCCTTAGTTATATTTTTTCCGGTAGCCCAACGCACAGATTCAAAAATAGCCGATAGTTTCATAATGTAGTATTTATAAGAACTTCCTAAATAGTGGGTATGGCTGAGTTAGATACCTATTATTTTGCCGCTCAGATGAAGCGGTACATCATTCAATTTATGGCAATTTTCGCCGGGATGCAGGTGAAGATTGGTGCCAAGGATGACATAGAACCTCGTCTTATCAAGGTTCCGTGCTACTATGGTGCCAAGGATAGGGTGGTTGCGCATATCCTGACCGAGAACACCCAGAACAAGATGATCCGGCTGCCTACAATGAGCGCATACCGGACCGGAATTGATATGGCACCCCAACTATACAAGGGTGTCCCAACCGAGCAGAGAACCCCGTTTATGCCCGCTAAGGGCGTGTTCCCGGATGATGTAAGGGTGAGCCATCATAGGATGCCCGTGCCTTACATAATGCAGATGGAACTTGGTATCTACACCAGCAACACGGAAACCCACGATCAGATCCTAGAGCCCATCATGACCCTCTTCGATCCTGATGTTCAAATACAGACCTCGGATAATGTCTTCTCCGGAAGCCTGACCGATGTCAAGCTGGTAAGTATTTCACCCGAGCAGAACTACCCCCCAACCACAGATAGGCGTATAATCCAGACGTTCCTGAACTTTGAAATGCCGATCTATCTGACGGTTCCCGCCAATATCAGGAATGATTTTATCCGGGAGATCTACACAAGGATAGGGGTTATCAATACCGCAACCACCGGGTCCGAGGATATTCTAGCCGAACTGGACCAACAAGGAGCCCAGTACGAGCTATACTTCGACCTGGATGACGTGCCGGTGAGTTAGGCAAAACGCTTAAAAGGAACCTTGCCATTGTACTTCTGGGACAATAGCCTGAGAGCCACGGCATAGATGTCGTCGCCGACTCTTTTCCGTATCTGCCGCATGGCTAGTTCCTGGTTGCCGCCAATCATCTCGGATTCGCGGTCATGACCGTGGTATCGATCTGCAATTCCCTTGATTACATGATCCTGCATAAACTGAGCAAGATCTGCGGGGTTTACATCCTTGGGGATGCCCTTGATAGCAGCGGGTACGAACTCCGAGATTTCTTTTAATAGCATAGTGGTATTCCTTTATCACCTATTTATCACTTTGGCAAACCACCGATTTCCAAAAAAACCGGCATAAAGCACAACAACACCAACCAGATAACCCAACCGGTAAGCCAGGAAGTCCCGGCAGATTGGGTCTTTCCATAGACCCTCATACCTACTGCAAACCCTATTATAGTAGGGACAAAAAAGCTCCAAAACTCAAACATAGGCTACCTCCTGTAGATCAACTATTTAGCTCCTTGAGTTTTTCCAGACCTTTTCTGCGCAGCTTGTGGATGACTTTCATTCTCTCTTCCATTTCCTCTATATCATCCTTTTTATGGGAATCCTTGATCTCTTCGCGGAGCTTCTTGTGCTTGTGCTTGAGCCTTTTCAGGAGTTCCTTTAGCTCGCCTTTTTGCTTGGACTTTCCGCTAAATGTGGACTTGGCTCTCTTAATCAGTTTGGTAATGGTCATATCAATTTTCGGCTATCTCGTCAATTTCTTCGGCTGCCAGGGCAAGCTCATCGAGGAGTTTGCTATGCTTGGCAAATAGGTAGCGACTGGACTTGATTAGCCCGTCGCAAATGTCTTTGGCATAGTCAATGTCATTCATGAGGGAAATACCCTCCTCCGGGGTAATTTTACCCATTGACAGCAATGTGGCTACTTCCTCGGCACAATGCCTCCGGTCCTTCTTAACCTTGAGTCTGAGGTGGTCTATTTCTACCAGTGCCTCTTCCGGATCATCCATGCTACGCAGCTTTTGTATGCCCCTAATAACCTCGGCAATACTCTTTCTCATCCTATTATACCCATCTTGGATATGGGAATTATAGGAAACCAAGCCACCTTGCAAGTTTTTTTGGATATGCTTCACTCCCTTTACGGAAGAGATGAGGTTGAATCCGGCAACCCGCATTTCCCTAAAAAGCTCGGCATTGGCACCGCGCTCTCGCTCCTGTGCCGTGGTGATGAACTTTATAATTTCGGCATAAATTTTCTTTATCCTGTTTTGATAAACATCATTTATGTCCTGACTTATCTCGTGCGTGGTGTCCAACAGATCGGCAATGGACTTGTTAGAATCCAGATCTGAGGCATTCCAGCCGATGCCATGGGCAATGCTCTGCTTAGTGAAGTCATATAGCCGATCCATCTCTTGCCTGACCACTTCAAGGGAACCACTAAAGGTCTCCAGGGCTGCCTCATTAAGATATTTGGGTCGCAGGAACTCCTCACCCTTCTCCTTGAGCACGCTATCCAGGAAGCGCACGAGCTGACCGATTAGAGGGGTCATGATCATAACACCAGCCAGATTAAACAGGGTATGGAACACCGCGAGTTTCAAAGTGTAGTTGTCGGCGGCGATGCCAGCATAGTTGCTCACGTAATCGGTAGCCGTCATGAACTGCTGAATAAAGAGGATGGCTACTAGCCCGGTAGTCAGGTTGAATATCAGATGGGCGGCTGCCAGTTGCTTACCCTTATAATTGGCTCCAATTGAGCCTATAATCGCCGTTATCGTTGTGCCAACGTTAGCCCCTATGGCTAGCGCCAAAGCGTTGTCATAGGTAATCTGAGAGCTTGCAAGGGCTGTTATGATTAGAACCAGTGTGGCATGGCTGGATTGCATGATTACCGTTGCCACGACACCTAGCCCGGCATAGATGAGCAACCCCTTGATCCCGTCAACGGAATAGGCACTCAGATCGATGGAGCCTTGGAACGCATCAAATCCTGATTTCATGTAATCAATGCCCAGGAACAGGAACCCCATGCCCGCGAGGGCATAGCCAATTCCCTTCCATAGATCCCTATTCTGGAACACCAGGAGGATGCCTAAGACCAACATCGGCAGGGCATAGACCGACAGCTTGACCTTCATACCCAGCCCGGCAATGAGCCAGGCACCGGTGGTGGTTCCTATATTGGCACCGAAGGCGATACCGATACCTGCTGCCAGACTGAACATCCCGGCGGACAGGAACGATATGGTAAGCACCGACACCAGCGAGGACGACTGCATAATGGTGGTGCTGACAATACCGAAAGTAAGAGACTTCCAGGTCTTGTCGGTTGATTTCTTGAGGATTCTTTCGAGGAGTCCACCGGATAGCGTATCAAACCCCTGATTGAGAAATAGCATCCCAAACAGGAATATGGCTACCCCGGCAGAGATCTCCTTGAACTCGGCTGACTGGTAGAACCCGTAGACCACCAGCAAGATGATCATGGGCAAAAAGGTTTTCTTCAAGACATTCATGGCTTGTTTATCATAATGGTTTGATTTAAGATGTGGATCACAACTTTAGCATAACCGCATCACAATAACAATAAAGAGGTAGACATGACAAGACTAGAACAACTAAAATTGAAGCTTGGGCTTTTACCACCAGATGACTTCGATGGCACCATGGGAGAATGGAAAGAAAAGCGGCGGGTGAGCCCCCTCTATCGCATACTCGATGATACTCTCAGGTTTTTCAATTGGTACATCAAACAGTCTATCATTGATGTGACATACTGGTTTCTCTACCGGTTCCACCCGCAGTATATGTATCATAAGGTCGACACCGGCTTGAAGCCAGGCTATTATGACCCGGATACCCGTATGCTATACGGTTGTTTCTCTTTGATGGAGGAGTTTGTAGAGATAAACGCAGATCATATCGACTGGTATGCAAATGACGAGCACAAGGTACTGTGGGAGGAATTGAAGGAACTTAATACCTGGTGGAAGATAGGAAGACCAATGGCTCACGAGAAATATAAGCAAGCTTGTCGCGCCAATGCCGACAGCAACTTCCTTGCTGATATGGATCTTGGCGACACAGAAGAGGAGCTGAAGGCAAAGGATGACGAAATGTTATCCAGGCTCGTCGCCATCCGTTCTAGTCTGTGGTATTAAGAAGCATCCATGAACTCAACGAAGGCTTCGCGGGTATCACGGGAAACCAGCTCGCGAGCCTTTTTATAGGCGGTCCACGCCTTTTTTAACTCTGGGAGGTGATACATGGGTCCATAATTGCGAAAGAAATCAAAGGCTGCCAGGGTGGATTCGCGGTCCTTGACCTCACCCATACCGAGGCGAATGTTGATCTCGTATTGAAACCGACCACCGATAAGGATACGCTTTCCCTCGTAGATGTCCAAACAGACCTTGGTCCCATCCACGTTGACCTCGGAAAAACGCTCATAATCAGCCATTATATTACCCCTTCAATACTTGCAGACGCGGGGATTATATTACGGGGATCAACAAAGTCATCACCATAATAAAACACATGGTCCCCTAGACCATCTTCATTCTCAATACCCAACGACTGCATTTCCGCTTCGGTCAGTAGTTCAACATCATATGCACTGTGTGGTGTGCTCATGTCCGCTCCTAGTGTGTCTTAAACGATGGATGTATTGTATACATCCTGATTCGCATTATCTATGAAGTACGTCACATTTAGTGTACTTGCGGTAGATCGGCGACTATGGTATGATTCTTGCCATCACAAACAGCCATGAGAGGATTGACACATTGATGTATGACTACCTACCCCTTATCCGCAACCTACCCGTTAGGGATCAAGGGTTTACCGCTAAAAAGAAAACTTGGCAAAAACATATCTATGCCGGTGGTTATTCGGGTAAATGCCTGCAATATCTCTTTGATGGGAATGATACCGTCACGATAACCCGAAAAGATCTGTTCCAGTATGGTATGTCCGGGTTCATTGCCGATGATTATGTGTTCATCATGGCTGTTATCCTTTGGGGTTACCCACGGGGTATGCGCGGCAACAATTTTCTCAGGGTCCGAGAAAACCTACCAAAAATCCAGGAACTTCTAAGGGCTGCCCGAGAAGATGGCATCCACGACTGGTATGAGCACTGGGCTGAGGTCAAGAAAATTCCGGGCTTAGGGATCAGCACCTATAGCAAGTTGCTACACTTTGCCCGTGTCAAGGTAGAAGGTCTCAATGCCTATATCCTGGATGCCAAAGTCATCGATGCAATCCAGTTGTATAAGGAAGAATTCAAGGAAATTCAACACATTAATGACAATGTGGTAGCTGGAACCAGTTATCCAGCCTATCTCTATAGGATGGCAGAGATACAGATTGCCTGGGTAGTAAATCCTGAGAATATCGAATTGTTCTTATTCATGTTCGCGCAATGCTTGCGACCATCCACTGCCCCACATACCCTATAATCTTGTTTGACATGTCCTGATTTGTTTGATAAAATCGGGGTGTGTCAAATCAAATAGGTCCCCCCCATGAAATGCCCAAATCCTGAAGACTATGATCTGGACGGTAATTCTTTGGCAAGGTGTGCGAGCCTACAAAAAAGCATAACCAAGTGGTTTAACGTGGTAGTTGGCGCGATGTCTCTGATTGTCGCGCTTTTTTCATATGCAAATGGCGGTTACCTCATAAATTCCTTTGCTGTGGCTATTACGATGTTTGGTCTGCCCGCAGGAATAGTCTACTATTTCTTTATCACTACCTTCATGAAATGCCCGGTAGAGTACAGGAACTACAAGAAGTACCGGTTGGAGGTGGACAAATACAATCACTTCGTAAAAAACAAGAAAACGTGATCCACATCACGGTAAATATCCAGTAGCTACAGTATAATTCAGTTCACATTAACCACACACGAGGAATGGTAATGAAAAAATATCCTAATACTCGCCCTGACATATCCGATGAGGCAATTAAAAAGCTTCTGGAAATACCAATCGAGGAATTGCCCCCTAGATATTTTAGGGAAAGCTACCCACACCTCAAGCTTACCACGGATGTCAAAATAGAGTATCGGTCATTTCCCAACCCACCACCGAAAAGGATCTTAGAAGAATTCGAATACTACGGTTGCCCACAAGAAATCAAATGGTATGAGCCGAAGCCCCTTAGCGAAGCCGAGCGGGCTCAATTGAGTATGGTCATTGACACCTTCAATAAGCGCCCGGCAAACCAGGATTTCGAGAAACTAATCACAAAAATGCTGTCCAGGTTAAAGACTGCGAAGCCCGATCCAGAGATAACCAAATTTCTTGGTGAGCCCGAAGTCAGGTACGATAAATTTTATTACTTTTCCGACGACAAACCAGCCAAACATGAGGATGACACCAATGCCTGAGCAAACCCCTGATACCCTCCACCTTACCGATGACGTGGGAGTCGAGGAAAAGGTAGTAATGTTCCTCGATGGTCGGGATGATGACGATATGATCTCAATCAACTACACCCTGAGTGTGGGGGAACTCAAGACCCTGATGCTCGCGTATTCCTATCTTGTGGACAACATGGAAGACCCCGAGGACGTTGGGGATGGGGCAGAGGAGTACCGCTACCTCGAAGAAAAGGGTCTCTTGCAGTGATTCCGAGCAAGATCAACTGGGTCGATATAGCCACGGATGGGCTTCCACCCCAAGAACTTTGGTTCATAGAGTCGGGGGTTATGCGTATCCCCCGTAAGTTCCTTGTCAAAAGTGGTACGAGCTTCTATACCGCATACATGCACGATGACGGGTCCGGTTTTGAATACCCGGACGATTGTTGGGAAGATCTCGTCGGCTGGGCAGTTTTGGAGGAATTCTAGCAATGGGCGAATTTGTTGGGT